CCAGGAGGATTTAAGCCAATCACAGGAGCTCATATGGCTCTTGCCCAACGATATGCACAAAACCCTAGTGTTGACAAAGTTTTAATGTTTATTGGACCAAAAGCAAGACACGGAGTAACAAGAGATCAATCCAAACAAATATTCAATTTATTAAATAGAAATAAAAAAATAGAATTAATATATTCTAGATTAAATTCTCCATTAACGTCTGCATTTGATTATTTACTTACACTACCAGAAGACACTGTCGGAAAATTTGCACTGGCTGCTGCTAATAAAGATAAAGACTATGTACGAATAAAACACTTTATTGGATCAGTTGATAAATATAAAATTAATCCAGACAAAAAAGGAAATAAAGTTCCACAAGGAGTTGATGCTATAGAATTAATGGTAAATGTAGATCCATTAACATATCCAAACGGAGAACCTATATCTGCAGGCTCAACTATATCTACAATAAATTCCGGAGAGTTAGCAAAATTTAAAGCCAGCTATCCAAATTACTCAGATGCCATAGTAAAAAATGTATGGCAACTATTAGGTGGTGAATCTACATTTGGAGATGAATTTGGAGATGAAGCAGAAGCCAGGGTACAAAAAAGTGCAGGAATAAAACCAAAAGAAGATTTTTCTACACAAATGCCATTAATAGGATGGGAGTATGATAAATTTGTTGAAAATTATAAAAATTTACATCCAGACAACATAATAGAAGACGGCCCAGATAATTACGTATATGGATATAGAAAAGGCGACAACCAAGCACATTGGAAATATGACGATTTAGATAATGTAATTCAATCAGACTCAAATAAAGAAATTAGAAAAGTAATTGGAGCCCCTCAAACAGCTACATTATGGGTAGAGGCTAAACACGACCCCGTTCTTACAAAAGAATGGTGGGTAAATGAATTACTTGATGATGCAAAACAAATGTTTACAGAATTAAGAACAGGCAAAAGATTAAGAGTATTTGATTTTGATGATACATTAGGCAAAATGAATGCTACTATATATGTAAAACATAGTGACGGAACAAATTCAGAATTATCGCCCGCAGATTTTGCAGTCTATGAACCATTGCCAGGAGATGACTTTGATTTCAGAGATTTTGATAAAATTATAAAACAAGCAACTCCAATAACACAAAATGTTGAAGCATTTAAAAAAGCACAAGCTGATAGGGGAGCAAAGACAACTATATTAACTGCAAGATCGATCGGATACCCAGTTAAGCGTTGGTTGGAAAAAGAACACGGAATAAAAAATGTTTATGTCGTAGCATTAGGTTCATCAGACCCAATGGACAAGGCTAGGTGGATAGAAGATCAAATAAAAAAAGGGTATGACGACATTTATTTTATAGATGATTCGGCAAAAAATGTAGCAGCAGTAAATGGCCTAGAATTAAAATATCCAGATATAAAAATTGATGTTGAACTAGCAGAAGGATATGAAACTCCAAAAGGAGCTAAAGCACACATTCAAAAAATAAGCAAATTAAGAAAATATTTAGATAAAGATGATAATAAAGGATTTGTTTATGATTTTAATAAATTTCCTAAAACAGTATTTGGAACTAAACATTTAACTGAAGGTGGCCTCGCAGGTCATATGGACCATCCATATGATCGCCACGATTTATCATTTGCTGATATGAAAGAAATGATTGCAAGAGCATTACAAGGAAGATTAGATATAGAATCTTCTGTAACAGAAAAGACTGACGGGCTAAATATATTTGTAACAGTTAAAGATGGCCAAGTTAAATTTGCTAGAAATAAAGGAGAAAGAGCCAATCCATTAACTGCTGAAGAATTAGCTACGAAATTTTCTGGTCGTGGAGAATTAACAACTGCATTCAAAGAAGCAGGCAATGACCTATCATCTGCATTTTCACAAGTTAATTCAGAAACAATACAAAGTATATTCCAGAACGGTAGTGTATTCGCAAATATGGAAATAATATATCCAGATACTAAAAATGTTATTTCATATGACATTGCAGCATTACAATTTCATAATTTACAAGAATTTGACGACAAAGGAAATGTAGTCCAAACTGATATGACAGGCGCAAATGTGATACAAAAAGCAGTCGAATCTGCAAATGCTCATATGCAAAAAACGTTTAATTTAATTCCACCAAATAAAATTAAAGTTGGACAATTAGAAGATTTTGAAGATTATCAAGATGCATTATTTAACGAGGTAGATCAATTAAAAAATCAATATGAATTAAAAGATAGAGACACAGTAGCTGAATATCATAAAGGATGGTGGAGAGATGTAATACGAGATAAAGCAATCGAATTAGGATATGAAATTACAGATGATGTATTAGACATATTAGTAAATAGGTGGGCATTTAATATTAAAAATCCACGAATTACAAATGTAATAAAACAAATCGATAGCCCAGAATTTTCAGAATGGGTAGTAAATTTTGATCAAAAAGATTTTAAACAATACCAAAAACAAAATATGGAACCATTTGAATCTATATTTTTAAAATTAGGGGCAGAGGTATTAAAAGGCGTATCTAGTATGTTAGCTGCAAATCCAAAAGAATCTGCACAACAAATACGAAGTGAGTTAGCATCTGTAATTCGAGAGTTACGATCAACAAATGATTTAAGGAAATTAGAGTTATTGAAAACTCATTTACAAAAAATTCAACGACTTGGAGGATTTGAAAAAATTGTTCCTATAGAAGGATTAGTATTCACATATGGAGGCAATACTTATAAGCTAACAGGCTCATTCGCTCCAATAAATCAGATATTAAACATTGTAAAGTATTCTAGATAATATTTATATAAAAAATAAGGCAATAGCTATGGCTAAAAAGTATAAAAAACCAGAAAATAAAAAACATAAACCTAGAAAAGATCTTAAAGATTATGAGGGAAAAGAAACCGAAAACATGGTAATAGACGCATCAGGCGAACCACAACCAGATGTTCCTAGAAAAATTAAATATTCAGATATAGGCGATTCTGAAAATATGGTTTATGATGTAAAAGACTCTGATAGAGCATATCCAATAAAAGATATGCAAGACGGAAATCCTAAAATGGCTAAACATGCATGTAAAACATTTGATAAAAATGTAGAAGAAGATGCAAAGGATTATATTGAAACAATGTCAAAAATAGATGGTGGCTATATGTCAAAAATAAAAAAATTAACTAAAGAACAAAAAGAAAAATTAGTTAGGGAATATGTTCGAAGAAAAATTACAAAAATATTAAAAGAAGCAGATGAGCCTGTTGAAGAACCTGTAGCAGATACTCCGGAACCTGCCCCTGCACCAGAAGGGCCTGCAGACGCACCTGCACCAGAAATGTCAGCACCACCTGCAGAAGAACCTGCACCAACAGAAGAAGAACCTGCAGACGCACCTGCACCACCTACAGAAGAAGAACCTGCAGAAGACCCACAAGGCACAGATTCTAATCAATCTGGGGTTGAACAATCAACAGGAAAATCTATGGCAGCATATACCAGATTTGTAGAATTAATGAATATGCAACCTGGTGTATTAGGAGATATAAATATGGTGTTTCGTGTTTTTGGGGATGCACTTAATAATACAGAAAACCCAAAAATACAATTACTTAAAGTAAATAATATGAAGCAAAAAATAGAACAATTACAACGACAATTAGGTGCTGTAGGCGATGAATCAGAAGAATCAGAAGAACCAATAGTATAAAAAGGATTATATGTCAAAAAAGTTACAAAATATAAAAGCAGTGAAACAAATGCTTGAAGGCAATCACGCATTTCAAACAAAAAAAACCCATGGATTTACAGACGCAAAACAAAAAGCAGAATTAAATAAAAAACACGAAGTTGGAGATATTTGGGAAGAAACAAATGCAAGTGGTACTATTTATGTTATTGAACAAAAAAATGGATTTCGTGTAAAAAAACCAAAAAATTCAATTTCAGCTGAAGTAAAAAAATATTTAAATTCATTTCCAAATTGTCCTAAAGATACATGTACATGTAAAACTCCAAATCGATTAGACAACAAGATGCGTGTATACCATGGAAAGTGTTTTGACTGTGTCATTGAAATGGAACATCAGTTGCGCATTGAAGGAAAATATGATGAGTATGAAAAAAATAGAATAAAAAATAATGCAGTTGCTTGGATAAAAACAGCAGAAGAAGATGTTAATATGTTAAAAAAAGCGTATACTGAAGCTAGTACATTGGTTACTAATGCAGATGGCTTAACAGAGACATGGGCAGCAAAAATGACTCCAGACGAGTTTGAAGAAAAGGTACAAGAACAATTTAATGAATTCAAAAAAGAATTTTTAGAAAATTTAAATAAAGAAGAAAATGAAGACGATTAAAAAATATTGGAAAATAATTGCAGGAGCAATTGTTGCACTATTTGGAGTAATATTTCTAATTTCTAGAAAAATAACTGCAAATAAATTAGATAAAACAGAAGAAGAGATTGATAAAAATAATTCAAAAATTGATAAATTAGCAGGAAAATTAGAACGAATTAAAAAAGAAGAAGCTGAAATAAAAGATGATATTAAAGAACAAAAAGAAGACTTAACAGAAACAAAAAAGAATAAAGATGATATTATTGTACCAAAAAGAACAACTATAGGTGCTAAGGAAAATATAATCAAAAAAACTCGGAAATGAAAAAAATTTTTATTATATTATTATTGTTACCAGTTTTTTCGTTTACACAAACTGTTGATACTTGTTTTACAGAAGAACAAATACATGATATATCTGAAACATTAGATTCATTATATTATTTAGATTCTGTTAACAATGATATTATAATAAAACAAGATAATTTAATATATAGTTTAGAACATTTAAATAAATTAGATTCATTACAAAAATTATATTATCAACAACAAATTGATTTACTAAACAGTAACATTGATTTATATATTGAACGAGAAGAACTTATAAAACCAAAATGGTATGATAGCAAAATCATTTGGTTTGGCGCTGGTATATTAACTACGGTATTGACCGGAAAGTTAATTGTAGAAGTGGTTCAATAATATGGCTCAGAAAAATATAAAAGAAATAATTCAAGAACAGTATGTAAAGTGTGCTAATGACCCAGTATACTTTATGAGACAGTTTTGTTACATCCAACATCCTTTAAAAGGAAAAATTAAATTCGATTTATTTCCATTTCAAGAAGAATCATTATCTACATTACAAGCAAACAGATATAATGTAATTCTTAAATCCAGGCAATTGGGAATTTCAACATTATCTGCTGGGTATGCACTTTGGTGTATGTTATTTAATGAAGATTTCAATGTACTTGTTATTGCAACAACACAAGATGTAGCAAAAAACTTAGTAAGTAAAGTTCAAATAATGAATGAAAATTTACCGAGTTGGCTGAAAACAATGATAACTACAAACAATAAATTATCATTAAAATTTAAAAATGGGTCTGAAATAAAAGCAATATCAAGTTCTTCTACCGGAGCACGGTCAGAAGCATTATCTTTATTAATAGTAGATGAAGCAGCATTTATTAGAAACATTGAAGAAATATGGATAGCATCACAGGCTACATTATCGACAGGTGGCGGAGCAATTGTATTATCTACTCCAAATGGTTTAGGGAATTGGTTTCATCAAATTTGGAGTGACGCAGAAGCTGGAATTAATGGGTTCGAAACTATTAAATTAAAATGGAATCTACACCCAGAACGAAATCAATCGTGGAGAAATGACCAAACAAAACTATTAGGCGAAAGAGGAGCAGCACAAGAGTGTGATTGCGATTTTATATCATCAGGACACACTGTAGTAGATGGATTAATATTGCAACAATACGAATTAAAATGTGAAGAGCCGGTTGAAAAAAGAGGGTATGATAATGGATATTGGATCTGGGACTACCCGGATTATACAAAAAATTATATAGTCGTAGCTGATGTAGCACGGGGCGACGCATCAGATTGGTCTGCATTTCATGTAATAGATGTTCAAACTATAACACAGGTAGCGGAGTATAAAGGAAAGCTACCACCGAAAGATTTTGGTAACATGTTAGTGTCAGTTGCAACTGAATGGAATAATGCATTATTAGCAATTGAAAATGCAAATATAGGTTGGGCAGCAGTACAACCAGCATTAGATAGAAACTATGAAAATTTATTTTATACATATAAAACAGAAGGATATGTAGATTTAGAAGTTCAATTACAAAAAGGATATGACATAAAAGATAAAACAAAAATGGTTCCTGGAGTGTCAACCACAAGTAGAACCAGGCCGTTAATGATATCTGCATTAGAAATGTATATGAGAGAAGGAACACCGGTTATTAAATCAAAACGACTTATACAGGAGTTATTTGTATTTGTTTGGCTTAATGGTAAAGCACAAGCACAAGTTGGGTATAATGATGATTTAGTAATGAGTTATGCAATAGGGTTATGGTTACGAGATACCAGTTTAAAGTTAAGACAACATGGAATTGAATTGAATAAAAGGGCATTATCACAATTTAGAAAAACAGACAATACAATTTACACAAATAATAATTCTAATGAAAATGATAGTTGGAAGTGGAACAACGGGTCAGAAGACGAAAATTTAACCTGGCTTCTGTAATAAGATATATTTATATAAAAAAAGAAAACAATGGCATCATTAAGAAAACGTTTAAGAAATTTATTTTCTACCAATGTAATAGTACGTAAGTATGGAAAGGATCGACTAAAAGTAGTCGATACTAACAGATTACAGTCATTGGGGAATTTATCACAAAGCAAATTAACGGATAGATACAATCGATTACACGGCACAACTAAACATAATATGGGCGGTTATGGCGGATATGATTCGAATTACTATATGCAACAGAATCGTATGCAATTGTATACTGATTATGAAATGATGGATAAAGATCCAATAATATCTTCTGCATTAGACATATACTCCGATGAATCAACTTTAGCAGATCAATTCGGTGATATATTAACTATTAAAACAAATAAAACTCATATACAAAAAATATTATACAATTTATATTATGACATATTAAACATTGAATTCAATATGTGGCCATGGATTCGTAATATGTGTAAGTACGGAGATTTCTTTTTAAAATTAGATGTTGCTGAAGATATAGGAATTTTAAATGCACGTCCACTTTCTACTTATGAAATTGAAAGATTGGAGCAATATGATGAAACGTTGGGCGAATATGATATTAAATTTAGACACGCCGCAACAGAGCATTTAGAATATGATGTATTTGAGATAGCACATTTCAGGTTATTATCAGATTCGAACTTCCTTCCTTACGGCCGATCCATGCTAGAAGGAGCTCGACAAGAATTTCAAAAATTAATGATGTTAGAGGATGCAATGCTTATTCATAGAATAATGAGAGCACCAGAAAAACGTATTTTTAAAATTGATATTGGTAATATTCCACCAAATGAAGTTGATTCGTTTATGGAAACAATTATTAATAAAATGAAAAAAATTCCATATGTTGATAAACAAACCGGTAACTATAATCTTAAATTTAATTTGAATAACATGTTAGAAGATTATTACTTACCTGTGCGGGGAGGCAATAGTCAAACAACAATAGATACACTACCAGGAATGGAGTTCACCGGCATCGATGATATCGAATACGTAAAACACAAAATGATGGCAGCATTAAAAATTCCTAAACCATTCTTGGGATATGATGAGGGAGTTGAAGGCAAAACTACATTGGCATCGATGGATATTAGATTCGCAAGAACAATCGAAAGAATTCAAAAAATAGTAGTTTCAGAATTAGTTAAAATTGGAATTGTACATTTATATTCTCAAGGATTCGAAGGAGATGATTTAATAGGATTTGAATTAGAATTGACCGCTCCATCAATTATTTATGATCAACAAAAAGTCGCATTAATGACTGAAAAAATGACATTAGCAACATCGATGAAAGATTCTAAATTAGTTTCTGATAAATACATATATGAATATATTTTTAATATGTCCGAAGATGAATGGCTTGAAGAACGTAATAATGTAATTGAAGATCTTAAATTAAGATTCAGACAAAACCAAATTGAACAAGAAGGCAACGACCCAACATTAACAGGAACATCATTTGGGACACCA